GTGAGAACGCGACTCGGCGGATCCGTCTCCGGCAAGTTGCTCATCGAGAATAGCGCCTACCTGCTCCGCACTTAGACGCTCGAAAAGAGTATCAAAGTCCGGAATACCATCAAGGAGGGCAGGGATGGCTTCGGCATCCTCAAGTAGCGTTGAGGTATTACGGCGCATTTTCAGGCTCGTCTGGGGGTATGCACCGGGCTTGGTGGGCTTGGTGTAGGTAAGAGTAATATCTGTGCCCTCCTGAATATCGGTGACGTCACCATACTCTGGATCCAGAATGTAGCCGAGGAGCAATTCGTATGCGGTCTTACCGTAGCCGTATACCTTAATGCCCTCTTCCTCTCGGCCACGAACAACTACGGGGCTGAAGTAGCGAGTGCGTACAAAGAGTGACTTTGCAAGTGTCTTGCTTTCCTCGTCGTTGTTGTCGCTGCCTTCTCGCCAAAGCGAGGAAGCGAATTCGCAAATCGGACATTGTTCTCCAAAGTTTCGTTTGGGACAAGGGACTCCGCCCCTGTGATCCCCAACATTATAGTGGAAAAACATTTCCTTCAAAGGATCTCCGTCCCGGGTAGGAACAATACGAATATCCGTATCGCCCTCGTCTGGCTTGAACCAAACAGAACTGGAATCACCCTTGTTGTCACCGCGCAAAGTTGAGAGCTTGCGGCGCATAAGCTCCATATCAATTGACATTATTCATTTTCTCCTTTTGTGAATAAAGTATAACACACTCAACTTTATGAGTCAAGTGTTTTTTGTTCTTGTACTACGTTTGTGTGGGCAACGCAGAACCCAAAATCTTCATGTTCGGTTTCATAAATGGCATAAGATAACTTTCTAAATGCATTAGTCGGTCTGTCTTTGAGCATATCCACCAATTTCTTGTGCAAGCCGCCTTCGCTTGCTAATCTTTCTTCGTTTATACATATATAATAACACAGTTCGCGGGGGCTGTCAAGGTTAAAAAGCCACTTTTCTTCAAGATTTTCCATATTGAGTATTGCAATGCTTCTAATACGGTTTAGTGCGGCCGGCTGTGCGGTTTGTCCAATCTCTGGTTCCGAGAATTCAAAGTAGTTTAAATGATGAACGGTCGAAAAAATAGATTGGTTTAGTAAAGTGTAGTAAGTTTTGATCGGAAGCTCTCCAAGTGCCTGTTCCAAATTCAAATTAGAAATTAAAGTAATTGTTTTGAAAACTGCTGATCGTGCATATTCCTGCAGCACCCCAAAGGTAATCTGTTCTAGAATCTTGGGAACTCCCGTTAATAATTCAGTGTCGGGCTGAATGTAGAACAGTTCGATGTCTTTATCTTTAATCTGCTCCAAGATCCCTAATACGTAATTTGAACTCATTGAAGAACCCATCACGAATACTTGTACTCTGTCTCGCATATCGACAAAGAACTCTGTTAAGTCTGGGATATTGGTTTCATATTCATCGGGTGTGGAAAACGTTTTTAAATGAAAGTCCCGGTCAGTATTTTGCACAACTTTATTATTTAAGCAGTATACTTCATAATTACTGATGTTCACAAAATTCTCTGCGATGGCCGACGCTGCATTCCCAATCCCTACTACTGAAATCATAACTTTAACTCTTTAAGATCGCAATAATTCTCGCCGCATGCAAGGTTAACTAAGAATTTATCTAGTTTGTTGTTGGCAAATATTTCTTTAATCTCGGGCACCAACGTGCGATCTTCATCGGACAAGTCTACTACCACTTCATCATGAACAATGTGAGAAACAAAAGATTTCTTTCCTATCAAGAATTTATCTAGTACTATTGCTCGCTCTATTACCAAATCGGACGTAGTGCTTTGGATTAAATAGTTAAGTGCCTTCCTTGCATCAACTCGAATCTTGCGGTTGAATATAGTATTAATATAACCCCCTTCATACCATTTGTCAAGAACTTTTTCACGTCGGTAAATATTAAATTCATCGTTGGCAGCCTCGGGGTTATACAACCACGCAAAGAATTTTATCTTAGCGTCTTCACGATCTATTTCACCCTGAATTAAGTTTTTAATATGCCATTGGTGTACGTCTTCAGTGGGCTGCTGTTCTCCTGCCAATGCAATGAAGGTGCGCACCTCGGCCGCATTGTAATCTAAGGATAAGAACCACTCGTTGTGGGGCTTTAGAAGCTTCCGAAAATCTTTTTGGACCGTCAGTATGGGGAAGCTTTCTGCGTGAGTTGTAAGCCGTCCTGTGACCGTTCCAAAGGGATTGTAGTCTATATATGCGGGGCCACGGAGAAGGGATTTTACCCGATCCGAGTTTCGCGTCGACATATGGAGATTCTTACATCCTTCATTATTCAGATTTAACTTCTGATAGCGTAGTTTATATAAAAGCTTTTGCGCTTCATCCAAATGCTCATAGCATGTGGGTTTCTCATATGTTTCAAATACATATTCCGTAATTTTATTCTTAATCTCGCAAAATTCTTTGAGAAAATCTTCTGGGACCAAATCAAAAATGCAATGGTCGTGCATATTAATTTTGCCCAATTGAAACGACCTCATGTAAGCGCGCAAACGCTTTTGAGTCTTCAATAATACTCCTTGAAATTCAGGGGGACACACCTCATTAAGACTTCGTCCTTCACATCGAAGCCATCCATATTCTACAGGCGTATTTTTAAGAGAGCCGGTGTATTTCCACGTCCTCGTAAGGTCGGTGGGAAAGTCGTCGTAATAAAGCTTTCCATCCGTATATATGCCGATACATTCTGACTTATCATCTATAGCTTGAAAATACAATTTAACCTCGGGTATTGGAAGTACCGTCTTGGACGCGTAATAATTCGCGTTCAATATCGCGGGCCGCTTCTTCTGTTTCTCGCTGATCCAAGCCCGTTGCCTGTGCCATAGCCTGTTCTGCTCTTATAGTATAACCCGTAGAGCCACGATAGTCAAATGGTTTATTCAAAATTGTTTCAAAATAAAGCAAAGCTTTATATCTATCGCCCCCGTTAAATACTTCTATACACTCGCGCACAATCCTGCGTTGTTGTGGCGGTGTGAACTCCGTTTCTTCTTCGGCAAATCTCATTTCAAAATATTTACTTATAAAATAAGTGGCGGGATAAATTTCATTTAAAGTCTCCATAGTATAGTTGGCGCTTTCTTCTATGACGGCCGTGACTGAATTGTTATTTCGTACCACCGGGCGCGCGACTTTTTCTTTTCTCACTTTGTTATAGAGATTTAAAAGGTGCTGCGCATAAAGCCGAAACACATACACATGGGGTGCGCTCACAAATTTGGTTGACAATACATCCAAGGAACCCGCCGAGCCATAATTAAACGCAGCTTGTTTCATCGCGCGCGAATCTAAATCGGCCATGATGCGCCATGGAATATTAGCATCTACTACAAATCCGTAATTATTACATGTGTTTGCCCACAGGTCCCAGTTCAAACTAGTAAAAAAATCCTTTACTTTGGCTTCATCATCGTTCACCCCAAGGTCAGCTATCTCCAATACTAATCCACTATTAGTACAGGAATAATGTTTACTCTTCACATATCCCGGCAATGTAAAAGGAAATTCAAGAGCTGTATGTTTAATCATATCCATCAATACAGCCATGAAATCATCAAAATTCAGAATACTAATTTCATTAGCATATATATAATTTCTAATAGTGCTGCCTAAATTTTGTGCATAAGTTTTATATTTATCTTGGGGTGGTTGATAGGCTCGAAAGATCTTTAATTGGGTTAAGTGCTTATCTTTTGTATCTAAGCCCCCTCTCATTCCTATTTTTTGAAATTGTTGCGCCATTTGTTCGAACTGATCTACTACAAAGTCCATAGCTTGCATCGTTCTGTTGCTATCTGCAGTCCGACCATTAGGAAATGTCTTCATAGTATCGGCGCGAGGAATTACAGGAATAGAAAAGGCATTTACTTTTCCAAATAGAACCAATTCTCCACGTTGATAATCTAATAAATTCTTGACACCAGCGTCTACCCCGGGATAAGGGCTAAAAGTCTGTAAAGTATAGATAGCCTCCTTATAGTTACCTCGTTGATAGAAGAGCCTTGTTAAACTTTTCCCTCGATTTTTACCTATATATCGCTTGCCCATTTATTTCTTCCTCCCGCTATGGAATCTGGTTAGCACTGTCGGCCCGGGATGTTAAGTTCCCTTCGCAACGACTATTGCTACCACCGGGCGTGGCTACCTGAGTACTGTCTTCTAGAAGCGGTGAGTCGGCGCCGGTGGAAT